CATTATTAACTATAGCAGTTCTTGGTACTGATATATTATTTCTTTCAAGTGCAAGAGTAGATGTCATTTTATTATCACATAGTAGCATTGTTTCTAAATCGTTTATTAAAAAGAAACCAATGTTCTGCAATGTGGATATTAGAGCTTGAGATGTTAATGATTTTAGAGCACCAGCTCTGACAAATATAATAGTATTTTGAACAGTTAAGTCTATTTCGTTGTCCTTACTATCATAATTACGAATCTTAACTGAACCTATTTCAACATCACTTGAAACCATATAAGCTTCATCAATATCAATGAGTGTATTTTTAATTTTTCTTTTATCGCAAACCTTCTGCATCAATTCCGCAAAGGTGCCCTCCTCATCTCCGAGGCCCATAATTACTACATGCAAATCCTTAGCTGGAGTTACATCTTCTGTTAAATATTCTGTGAATTTTTCCATTCTGTTTCAAACCATATATTTCCGTCGTTATCCTTAGTATATTTATCTGTTTCAGATTCTCTACCTTCAATAAATCCAAAGGGTAACATGTCGTCTTGTATTGCTTTTAATCTTTCTTTATATAACATATTCTTCATATCAATATTAGTTAATGATTGGAATATGTCAGTTGTTGTGAACCATGAAAATAAAACAAGGTTCATCATTAAATCATCATGATTAGGTGGTAATGCTTGCCATGAATTTCCTCTTGAAACAAAAGTACTCATTTCAATAATTGTTTGTGAATCATATATATTTAATTTCTTTTGTTCAATTAAATCCTTTACAGTAGAACAACCAATACGCTTTACTCTTCGGGTCATTGTCGCCCCTAAAGCATTAGCTTTCACTGTAGATTCTACAAACATATTTTCATATTCTAAATCATAATATAATCCATTACAAACTACACCACCTTGGTCATTACTTTCTACAATAACATATGCATCATTATATGTTTTTGCATATTTGTATATTAAATCAGGCATAAGCATAGGAGATATATTATTGTCTCTAAAAGTTAATACCTGCTCAAAAGGTGTTTGTGTAACATCAAATAAAGAAAAAGTACTATAGTCTTGTGCTCTTCCCTTAGATACATCAACTGTCATCACATATTCATGATTTTCAATTGGTTCTTTATAAACATTAATATTTTCTTTATAATATAAAGGATCAATACTTTTTTGACCTAATAAAACATCAGCTGATATTAATGTATTACCTTTACCATGAAATGTATTACCAAATTCTTGGTCGAATTGTAATTCAGATGTATTTGCTATAGTTTGTCTTTTCCATTCTTCATCTCTTCCAGGTACATCCCACCAATCAACTCGGAATGGTTTAAATTCATTAGTGCTTTGTAATGCGCCTTCCCACAATTTGTGATATACATTACCAATACCATTTGCTGTTGATGTTACTATAACCTTTGTATCTTTACCGGCTGAAACTACTGGATAAGTAGATGTATAGAATTGAGCATCGTTTTCTACAAAGGCAAACTCATCAAGGAATAGTAAGTTAATAGATAAACCCCTAATAGAACTACCCGATGTGGCAGCTGCAATAATCTTTGAATTATTACTAAATTCTATTGAACCTTTATTTAATGCTTTACATCCAGGTTGTAAAAAGAATGGTAAGTTCTCAAGAGCTAATGTAATACGAGCCAACATCTCTCTTGCAACTGCACCCTTATTTGCCAATATAGCAATTGTTTTTTCTGGATGAAAACATGCATACCATAATAGAAATACTACTGATGATATTGATTTACCACTTTGTCTACATGCTAATACGATATTAAATCTATTTTCATTAAAATGATTAAACATCTTTTCCTGATATGGATATAAATCAAAAGGTACTAAACCTTCATCAAGGGATATTACTTTAATATATTTTCGTGCAAAGTAACAAGGGTCTTCCATACACTTATGGTATTCAATTATTTCTTCCTTAGTAAACGAAGATTCAACGCCGTCTCTCTTTACAGAGGGATTGCCTAAATATCCAAATTCGCTATTCTTGAGCTTCTGCATCGATTACTTTGTCCTTATCTAATAACATCCTTTGTAAATCAGTAGTACTACCAACAAACACATTATTATTAGTTATTTTCTTAGCCTCTTCCCTTTCATCTTTGGTTATATCTACCTTATCTTTCTGTAATTTCATCAGTTTCTCAGTAGTATCACCAATATCTTTTATAGTTTTTGATAAAACTTCGAATGCCCGTGGGTGCTCGCTCTCGCGCGCAAGTTCAGCTAAAACATCTAAGGACCTAGTACCGATTGTGATTAAATCTTTATAGGTTCTTCTTGAAAAATCATAATCATCTTTCACATCTTTATCAAGCTTAATCGGTCTGTCCTTCAAAGTTGTCGGAACATTCTTCTCTAAGTTTTTCATCATCTTATCTTTATCCATTATTCGCCTTCAGTAATTGTTTTTGTTACAGTATAGTCATCAGCATCATCTGTTGCACCCACTGTAAAATCCATTTGTTCAAATGTTTGAGTTGTATTAACTGTATCATGGAAATCTAAATTGACTTCACGTATAATATTAACATCTTGAGTTGGACCATAAAATTTCATTTTCATTATAAAATCGAGTTGATATATTAAAACTCTTCTTTCGGTAAAGTCACCTTCATATTGATCATCGATATTAACAGCACCTAATATAATCTGAACATCTTGTTTATGATCAAATCCATCTACTGGTTTAATAGATACTGAGTATTCTGGTTGAAAGTATGGTAGTATTTGTTCTACTATTTGTAAACCATCGTCTTGGTTTTTGACCATTGCGTATAGAGACATACCTATATCATATGATGTATAATGTTTTATTGTTTTCTTTTTTGTTACATCACTACCATGTGTTTCTGATATTGCATTTCTGCGAGTTAATTTAGAAGTATTATCTAATGATAAACTTGTAATTTCAAATGCCATTCTTGGTAGTTTAATTGCTAATGGAGCATCAATACCAGTTTCCTGATCTAAACGTGCTAAGAACTTTTGTTTAGGTCCATAAGCTAATGGTACTTTAACTTGATTAAGTACACCTCCACCTGATGCTTTTCTGATTACTTTAATGTTATTAAATAAAGTACCAAAGACCGCAACGGACTTTCTCATTGTAGCGTGATAAAAATGATCTCCAAACATTAGGGTTCTCCAAATGGATTACTTTCACTGAAGTCCATAAATCCTGACTCAAAAGCTTCAAAGGTAATATTCTCTGCAGCACCATCAGTTATAAATGCTTCTCCAGATTCATCGGCCAATCCATATATCTTTGTAATATTCACGCTATATCCTGAGTCATCTCCAACTAAAGGTCGTGTAGCTGATACAATAAAGTCTCGAGCATCATTAGAACCAGTGACACCAACATTTTGTAAATAGAGTTTACCTACTGTATCTGAAACTTTATCTCTTGAAGCAACTTCTCCAAATACCACGATTGCTGGAGTATCTCCTACCGCATCTACTTGTGTTTGCCTTAATACTTCTCCAACTTCTGGATGATTGCCACCTGTGACTGACACATCAACTACAACTTGGAAACTGCTTTGAGATATCTTATCATCAATATCAGCAACTCCAGTTTCAAAATCTTCATCATTATATTCAAATAATCTACATTGCATTTTATATGTAGGTAAATTTGATAGCTGGAAGAATGGTGAATCATCTTCAACATATGAAATCTCAAAGAATGAGTTGGTCATAGGTAGGAATATTAAATCACCTTCCTGTGGTCTAGGGTCTGTTCTTGTCTCAAATCTTCCAATAGATTGATTCCACATTTTACGTGATACCACGAATGTAGCTTCATCTCGTATCTCTAATCCAAACTTAGAATATAAATCTCCTTGACCTTCAAATCCTTCAACATTTTCAAAATACATTTCAATCAAATAGGCATCATCAAAACTCGAAGCCGGGTCTTCACCTAAAATATTATCACGGTTTACTAAAGTACGAGGTATATAATAGACATCTTGTCCATATATCTTTAAAGAT